TCTTTGAGGACACACCCTTTGATTTAGCCATAAACCACCTCCTTTCTCAAAGAAGCACACAGCGTCACTACCGAGAGTACTTGGTTGCCTGCTTTTGACCTTCAGAGACGGAAGGTTGTCCATTTCTTCAACAAAGAAATGAGACAACTTTTTTATACCATAAAGGACAATTGCGAACAAGGAAAAAGAAATGCCATACAGACCAAAGAAACCCTGCTCTTACCCTGGCTGTCCAAAGCTGACAAACGAAAGATACTGCTCAGAGCATAAGAAGCTTATGAATGCACAGTATGATGCCAGGTTGCGGGACCGAGGAGCAGCGGAGTTTTATCACTCCCGTGAGTGGAGACACCTGAGGCAAAACTTCTTAATCGAGCATCCTTTCTGCGAGGAATGCAGGAGAAATGGAAAGCTTACGAGAGCCTATGTTGTTGATCATATTGTGCCGATAAGGCAAGGTGGTCCTGCACTGGATGAGAATAATCTGCAGGCATTATGTGTTTCATGTCACAGCAGAAAATCGGTGATCGAAGGCAGCCGGTACGATCACAATTAATGACCCAAGGGGCGGTTTGAATCTCTACGGTCAGTTTTTGTTACACCGGGCGGAGGCCATCGCGCGCATTTTTCGGTATTCAAACAACCAATAGCTACAGGAGGATTTCTCATGTCAAAAGACGGAACAATGCGAGGCGGACCGAGACCCAACTCTGGCCCCAAAAAGAAAGCATTGACCGAAAAGATCGCAGCTGGAAAAGCTGACAACGAGATGGTTCTACCGGAACCAGCAGAGCTTGTCGGTGTTGAAGTCCCTGACGTGAAGGAATACATGAAGCGCAAGCAGAAGGACGGTTCCTTCCTCTGCGCTGAAGAGGTTTACAAGGACACTTACATCTGGCTGGCTGCGCACCGGTGTGAGAAGCTGGTCAATCCACAGCTCATCGAACAATATGCTATGAGCGTCGCCCGATGGAGAGCCTGTGAGGATGCCATCACCCAATTCGGATATCTTGCTAAGCACCCTACTACACAGGCCCCCTCCACTTCTCCTTTCGTGACCATGAGCCAGAACTTCGTGAAACAGTCGAATCAAATCTGGTTCCAAATCTTCTCGATAGTAAAGGAAAATAGCTCAGTCGAGTTTGGTTCCACCGGTGTCATGGACCCGATGGAGAAGCTCCTGAGTCAGATATAAATCAACCCACATTCATTGGAGACTACTCGATGTACGAAAAAACGAATCCGGCACACCCGGATAAACTTGCTGATCGCATCGCCGGTGCGATAGTTGACCTCGCCTATAAAAAGCAGCGCAACCCGAAGATGGCCGTGGAGGTTCTTCTGGGACATGGAAAGTGCTACATCATCACAGAGTCCTCAGTCAAACTCAATGACAAGGACATCATTGAAGCCGTTGTCAGGATTGCTGGAGTCATGCCCAATATCAGCATACATCAGAATCCGCAGGACAAGCACTTGTCAGAGAATCAGGCAAAGGAGATTCGCTGCGGAGATAACGGAATCTTCAAAGGCACTCCGTTGACCAATGAGCAGATCATGCTCTGTGCTGTTGCTAAGGATATCTATCGCAGATATCCGACCGACGGTAAGTATATCCTTGACAGAAATCGTCTGATCATATGCCAGAGCCATGCCGAGAAAAAGATACTCTCAACGTTCTATCCGCATGCTGAGATTAATCCGCTCGGTGACTGGACCGGAGGTCCTGATGTGGACTGCGGAGCAACAAACAGAAAGCTTGGTTCTGACATGGGAGATTCAATCACTGGTGGTGGCCTGCATGGCAAAGATTTGAGCAAGGGCGACGTCGCAATCAACGTCTACTGCTGGCTCAAGGCCCAGAAAACAAAAAAGCCGATTGAAATCTCATGCGCAATCGGTGACAGCCACATAGATGGTAGACCCTACTCGGAGATTGTTGAAATCGCAAGAGACTACATAAGGTCAATCGGAGGATTCGAGAAATTCGCAGAATGGGGGCTGATCAGATAAAAAAGAGTTCTGCGGTATTGACAGAACTCGACCTTCAGGTACTTCCGCAATCCCCCAGATACAACCTTCAGGCACTATAAGCCCCAGCTTTCGCCTAAGCTCAGTTTACTTTAACAGGGCTGAAATAAGGGTGTCAATTCAAAAGGAAAACCAATGACAGAAAAGAAGACTCAATACTATCTTGCGGACATCAGTTCGCTGATTCCTTACGCAAGAAATGCCAGAACACACTCTGAACAGCAAATTGCACAAATTGCTGCTTCAATAAAAGAATTCGGCTTTCTTGCTCCGATAATTGTTTCAGCGGACAACACAATATTATGCGGCCACGGCAGATTCTATGCTGCTCAAAAGCTTGGACTGGATAAGGTACCTTGTATCAGAGAAGAGTATCTCACAGAAGCGCAGAAGCGTGCATACATCATTGCCGACAACAAGCTTTCGCTCAATGCTGGATGGGATGAAGAACTTCTGGCCGTGGAGATTTCTGACCTCAAGGAAGAATCGTTTGATCTCTCCCTTCTTGGGTTTGATGACAAGGAACTGGATAAGCTTCTCTCCCCTTCCGGTGAAGACATCAAAGACGATGATTTTGATATTGAAGAGGAACTGAAGAAACCTGCAGTCACCAAAGAAGGAGACGTTTGGACTCTAGGTAGGCATAAGCTCTTGTGTGGTGACAGTACCCTTCCCTCAAGCTATGAAAAACTCATGGATGGGAGAAAGGCAAATCTTGTAGTCACCGACCCTCCGTATAACGTAAATTACGAAGGCACTGCCGGGAAGATTAAGAACGACAACATGGGCAATGATGCGTTCCATGCTTTCCTGCTGGCTGCGTTCAATCGTCTTCATGAAAACATGGCAAGCGATGCTTCAATTTACGTGTTCCACTCAGATACCGAAGGTTTGAATTTTAGAAGCGCTTTTGATGAAGCGGGCTTCTATCTTTCCGGGTGCTGCATCTGGAAGAAACCTTCACTGGTTCTTGGTCGCAGCCCTTATCAGTGGCAGCATGAGCCCTGTCTTTTTGGATGGATGAAAAACGGCAAGCATCAATGGTATGCAGACAGAAAACAGACAACAGTTTGGGAATTTTCAAAGCCAAAGAAAAACGACCTCCATCCTACAATGAAGCCGGTACCGCTTATTGCCTATTGCATTATGAACAGTAGCATGAGCAACACCCTTGTTCTGGATCCGTTCCTTGGAAGCGGAACTACCCTCATTGCGTGTGAGCAAACAGACAGGGCTTGCTTCGGACTTGAGCTTGACCCCAAGTACTGCGATGCAATCGTAAGCAGATACATTGAGCTTACCGGAAGAACAGATGGGATAAGCGTCGAGAGAAACGGAACAGTCCTCACCTATGAGCAGGCCAAATCACTGGTCGAGTCAACGGAGGAAACCGATGGATAAGATCACAGCCATTGTAACGGTAGCCGTATGCCTTTTCGGAAGCGGTGGAATTGTTCTGTGGTTCCTCAACCGCTTAGCAAAGAAACATGATGCCAAGGACTCCACGGCTAAGGATCTGAAGGAAATCAAGGGATTCATACAGACCTTGCAGAAAGGGCTGATCATGTGTCTTGAAAACGATTGTGTTGTCTTCAATGCCCTGAAGACTCATCAGATAAACGGCGACAGTGAGCTTCAGGAGAAGAAAATGAAGGCTTACTTCCTGTCGCTATTGGAGGATAAATAATGAAGATACTGCTCCTGGTTGTGATTGCATTCTCGGTTTTTGTCGGGCTTGTGATGGAATTCTACAAAAGAAAGATCCGTAAGGATAAAGCTGACACATCAGAGATCAGCATGGTCTCATGGTCATTTTCGGTGCTGTTCGGCATCGTGACTTTCATGGTGACTCCCACTCCCCCGGAACTGACAAGCACATGGCTTCTGGCCTTGCTTTACTCGGTCCTTATTCATCTGTTCCAGCTCCCTGCTTGTCAGGCTGTATGGAAACCGATCCTGAGGAAATGGATAGAGAGGAAAGCCGATGTCTGAATTCGTATTCGGTCTCATAGTAGCAGTCCTGGGACTTCTTGGTTTTGGAGTCTACAAAGCACGCAAGTTGGACGAACAGAAAGCCAAGACTCAGGAGGCAGAAGCAAAGGCTGAGATAGCGAAGAAGCAGATGGAGGTCGTACATGAAGTCAGGAAAGAACTCAAAATCATTGAGGAGGAAAAACCACCAGAGAAGATTGAAGCACCTGGTGTTGGTGACAGTGATTCTCGCCTTGATCGCCTTAACATGCTGCACAACAACTGAGGTCATAGAGGACAAGACCACATTCAAAGAGACGCTTCTTTCCATGATTCCAGATCTGCCGGATGTCCCCACTTTCCCGGCCTTGAACTGGACATACCAGGATGGCCTCTATTGTCTGGATGAAACCAACGTTGACAAGCTTCTTGACTATGGGGAAAACACCCTACCTCGCTTCAGATGGGAGCTGGCACAGTATCATAGAAAGCTGAATATCATTCTTGATGCAATATGATGAAATACACTTGATATAGTTCTCCATAAGAGTGATGTATGTACATGCAAATACTTTACATGGAGGAAATTACATGGCAAACACAAAAGAAAGCCGACAGCCCGATACCCTGAGCATAAGCGTCAAGAGAAGCATTCTGGACGACAACGGACTGGAGAACCTCGGTAACATCATCAGATCCAAAGAGAGCCTGATTAAAAAAGCACTTGGAACGGAGTCACTTCGCTTTGATGTGACTGATGAAGAGGTAACCTTCCCGTGGTTCGTGATGAGGGACCCGGAAGACCTGAACGCCTACAGCATTTTCATTGAGAAACTCTGCGGCCTAGCAAAAGCACTCAAGCGCGTCAATTTGAAAGAGGACACAGCAGTGGAAAACGATAAGTACGCCTTCAGATGCTTTCTCCTCAGACTCGGTATGGTCGGAGATGAATACAAAAATGCCCGGAAGCTTCTTCTCAGAAACCTCACTGGTTCCTCTGCTTTCAAGACTCCTAAAACCAAGGAGGACAAGACATGAACGGCTTCCCGAAACGAGAAACGGTTGAACGCCTACGGGCTATATATAAGAAAGGCACAAGAGTCGAACTTGAGAACATGGATGACATTCAGGCCCCGCCAAAAGGAACGAGAGGCACAGTGTTGTTTGTCGATGACATTGGGTCGGTTCATGTAAGGTGGGATACGGGAAGCACTCTTGCTCTCGCCTACGGAGTGGACTCAGCGTGGATTCTTCCTTCGGTGACCACCAAGTGCGCAGGGAAAGAACAGGTATGGGACTCTCGAGAAGATGCAATGGAGTGCTTTCTCGATGCGATGCTTGAGAGCGAAGGCTCTGAATCAGGCAGGTATGCACTAATCTACGCAAAGCTCAAAGCCGGTGCAGATTACGCTTCCGACGAAGATTGAATAAATGACTGGCCAGTCCCTCAATTTAGGCTGGCCATAATATGTAATTTATTTTATTACAATGACTTGCTATTAGTTCCAAATAGAGTGATATATACACTACAAGGTTGATACACCTTAGGAGGAACAACATGCTGAACGCAAACAACACCTACTTTTCAAAGCTTGCAGGAAAGGAAGGAGAAACCACCGGTACATACAAGGCCCTCTGGGCTTTCAGGAAAAGCATTACCAGAGAGACAGGAGAACTTGAGCTCTCAGAGTACCTTTGGAAGACGGAGGTCAAGGACTTTGTTTCAGCGCTCAGGAATGCAGGAATCAAAAGCTTTGTGGTAACCGACCACAGCACTGGCCTGATGGAAATGCTTCATCAGTTGTCCGAAAACGGATGCACCCTTGAAGGCCTTGCAACAATCAAAAGGGCAGAGACCCCTTATGAAGATGCGGAGCTGGTCAATGGAATCAGATTCAGCATGAAATAAGGAGGTCAGCAATGTGGATAGAAGGAACAGTTGGTGTTCATGGAGACATCTTCCATTATTGGATTAAGTACTATAAGAAACCGTCCATATTCGGGATTGATGGTGGAAAGGTCTCAAAGCTGACACTCAAACGAAATGGAGAGATTGTTTGCAACTACGACAGAGGTTGGGATATCAGGGCTGTTGATGAGAATACCGAGATTGCGTTGCAGATAATTCTTTTCGACAAGAATTAAAAATATAATTTATTATATGATAGTAACTTGCTATCTTCTCCAATATGAGTGATATATACACATGCAAGGAGAAGATAAGCATGAGATTCATAACAAACGGAAAAGAGACAACAAGAAGCCTTACAGAATGGTTCTTTGGTACAGCTTTTGTAGCAAGGTGCATCAGGGAAACAGAAAAATCAGGACTTAAGGAAAAGAAGTTCTGGCAGAATCGCACCGGATACCTGACAATCATCCTTTAAGGCTTAACATAAAACAGAAACACTGAGGGCTCGCAGCAATGCGGGCCTTCATTTGTGTCGGGAGGAATATGGGAAGGCATAAAGTCACACAGTTCATGTTGAAGTCATCCCATTATGACAAGGGGAAAGCCGACTTTGCTGTGGCGTTCATCCAGAACCTGCGGCATACAAAAGGAATATGGGCCGGCAAACCCTTCACTCTCCTCCCATGGCAGGAGCAGATAATACGGGACCTGTTCGGTGTCATAAAGGAGAATGGCTACCGACAGTTTAATACCGCGTATGTTGAGGTCCCCAAAAAAAATGGGAAGTCTGAAATTGCCGCCGCAGTTGCCCTTCTACTTTGTTGCGGAGATCGGGAGGAACGCGCAGAAGTCTACGGCTGTGCTGCCGACCGTCAGCAGGCATCCATTGTCTTTGAGGTTGCAGCAGATATGGTACGAATGTGTCCTGCACTGAACAAACGTGTTAAAATCCTCGCCTCACAGAAGAGGTTGGTTTATCTGCCAACCAACAGCTTCTATCAGGTACTGAGCGCAGAAGCTTACTCAAAACATGGATTCAACATTCATGGCGTGGTCTTTGATGAGCTTCACACTCAGCCAAACAGGCAACTTTTTGATGTCATGACAAAGGGTTCTGGCGACGCTAGAATGCAGCCTTTGTACTTTCTGATTACCACGGCAGGAACAGATACTCATAGCATCTGCTATGAAACCCATCAGAAAGCAAAGGACATCCTCGAAGGAAGGAAGATAGACCCGACTTTCTACCCGGTAATCTATGGTGCAGATGAATCGGAGGACTGGACGGATCCCAAAGTCTGGAAAAAAGCGAATCCTTCTCTCGGGGAGACTATTGGAATAGATAAGGTTCGTGATGCCTGTAACTCCGCCATACAAAACCCAGGAGAGGAGAATTCCTTCAGACAACTACGTTTGAACCAGTGGGTCAAGCAAGCTGTGCGCTGGATGCCAATGGCGGCATGGGACAAGTGTGCTTTTACTGTTGATCCTGAGGAGCTTGAAGGCAGAGTCTGCTACGGAGGCCTGGACCTTTCCAGCACCACTGACATCACAGCTTTCGTCCTCGTGTTCCCTCCCCTGGATGACGATGACACGTTCAAGATACTGCCCTATTTCTGGCTCCCAGAGGACAATGTTTCCCTCAGAGTGAACCGTGACCATGTACCCTATGACCTATGGGCCCGCCAGGATCTTGTTGAGACTACAGAAGGAAACGTAGTCCACTACGCTGAAATTGAAAGATTCATCACAAAACTTGGTGAGAAGTATAACATCCGAGAGATTGCCTATGACCGCTGGGGAGCTACAATGCTTGTCCAGCAGCTTGAAGGTGAAGGCTTCACAGTGGTCCCGTTCGGGCAGGGGTTCAAGGACATGTCCCCTCCGACCAAAGAGCTGATGAAACTTGTTTTAGAGCAAAGGATTGCTCATGGTGGACACGAGGTTCTCAGATGGATGATGGATAACATTTTTATCCGTACGGATCCTGCCGGAAATATTAAGCCGGACAAGGAGAAGTCCACAGAAAAGATTGATGGTGCTGTAGCTATGATCATGGCTCTCGACAGGGCCATAAGATGCGGAAATGACGCAGGGGAATCAATTTATGACAAAAGAGGAATTCTTGTGTTATAGTGTTACCACCTATGAAGAAAAGCATCTTCCTTGTACTTTTAGTTATTTGTATGCTTCTTGTCTCTTGTGTTTCTTCAGATCTTAGGAAGTATTCTGATAAGGACTTAATATCAGGCAAGATTCTCATCCAAATTGATCCTAGCTCAAGTTCCATGTCTGGACTCGGTTATGGCTATTCAGTCGGAAGCATGGTCTTCTATTCCAGTTCCTCTGAGACAATAAAACTCGGGACAATTGAGAACAGGGAGCTTGTTAAAAACAGCTTTACCCAAAAAGGCTACACAATCGTCGATAGCATTAACGATGCAGATTATGTTGTCGTGATTGAGAGTTCGTCCAACGAAGATTTGGCGAAAGTCTCGATTGGGTTCTACGAAGTATCAACTAATCAACTCCTTTTCGTTTGCGAAGGCAAATATGGACTTGGTTGGGGATTCCAGGATGACTTGAATAAAGCACTCTTGAAGGCTTTAGATGCGGTACCTTACGTAAAATAAAACCTTTGATTCATCAAAGACAATAGCACCTTCGGGTGCTTTTTTTATGCCCGAGTGGGCAAGGAATAACAATGAAACTACCTCGACTCTTTAGAACACGGGACAAGCCCGTGACAAATGCAACCTCAGGTTCAGCGTTCAGCTTCTTCATGGGCGGTTCCACATCAGGCAAGAACGTGAATGAGCACTCTGCCATGCAGATGACTGCGGTCTACGCCTGTGTCCGTATCCTCTCAGAAGCTGTGGCGGGTCTTCCATTGCATTTATACCGCTACAACAAGGACGGCGGCAAAGAAAAGGCAATGGATCATCCGTTGTACGCACTTCTTCACGATGAACCAAATCCAGAGATGACAAGCTTCGTCTTCCGGGAAACCCTGATGACGCACCTATTGCTGTGGGGTAATGCCTACGCCCAGATAATCCGTAATGGCAAGGGAGAGGTTATAGCCCTCTACCCTCTTATGCCGAACAAGATGCAGGTGGACCGAGATGACAAAGGCCAGCTCTTCTACACATACAGTCGGAGCAGAGAAGAAGCTAATTCAAAAGATAGCTCGACTGTGGTCCTGAAGCCTGACGATGTCCTGCATATACCAGGTCTTGGATTTGACGGGCTTGTAGGCTATAGCCCCATTGGAATGGCAAAGAATGCCATCGGCATGGGCCTCGCCTGTGAGGAGTACGGAGCCAAATTCTTTGCAAACGGAGCCTCCCCTTCCGGCGTCCTGGAGCACCCAGGCATCCTGAAGGACCCGGAGAGAGTCAGAACCTCATGGAATGCAGCCTACGGCGGGTCATCCAATGCCCACAAAGTGGCCGTACTTGAAGAAAACATGCATTACGTGCCGATCTCAATAAGCCCCAATGAGGCTCAGTTCCTCGAGACCCGCAAGTTCCAGATTAACGAGATAGCCCGTATCTTCCGAGTTCCTCCGCACATGGTCGGAGACCTGGAAAAGAGCTCTTTCAGCAACATCGAACAAATGTCTTTGGAGTTTGTAATGTACACGCTAGACCCCTGGGTAATCCGATGGGAACAGAGCTTATCTCGAGCTCTCTTCTCGAAGGACGAAAAAAAGTCATACTTCTTCAAATTCAACGTCGAGGGGCTTCTGCGAGGTGATTACCAGAGCCGCATGACAGGCTATGCCACTGCCCGACAGAACGGATGGATGAGTGCAAATGACATCCGCGAGCTTGAGAATCTGGACAGAATCCCCGCCGAAGACGGTGGAGATCTGTATCTGGTCAATGGAAATATGCTGCCGCTTGAGAAAGCCGGTTCAGCCTATGCGAACAAGAATCCAAACAAGGAGGATGAATCCAATGAAGGACAAAAAGTTCTGGAAATGGATGAATCTGGCTGAGGGTGATTCCGTCAGGGTGCTGGAGTTGTATGGAACTATTGCGGAAGAGTCATGGTTCGATGACGACATCACTCCGAAGATGTTCCATGACGAGCTTTTCTCCGGAACCGGAGACATCGTGATATGGATCAACTCCCCTGGCGGTGACTGCATCGCTGCAAGCCAGATCTATTCCATGCTTATGGATTACAAGGGCAAGGTCACAATCAAGATTGACGGCATTGCTGCTTCCGCAGCGTCCGTGATTGCAATGGCCGGAACAGAAGTGCTCATGGCACCAACTGCCCTGATGATGATCCATAACCCCGCTACTGTGGCATTCGGTGATCACAAAGACATGCAGAAAGCAATCGAGATGCTTTCCGAGGTCAAGGAGTCGATCATCAACGCCTACGAGATCAAAACCGGTCAGAGCCGTGCAAAACTGAGCCATCTGATGGACAGCGAGACATGGATGAATGCGAACAAGGCCATTGAAATGGGATTCGCAGACGGACTGCTTGAGGATGAGAAGAATACCCATGATGAGGGCTCATACGCATTCTCCCAGAAACAAACCACAAATGCTCTGATCAACAAGATCGAGACCAAGGCAAGACCCATTGCCGAGGTGGAAACAAATGGACGTTCCGTTGATGTGCTCATGGATCGTCTCAATCTTCTCAAATACTGAAATCACAAACATTTATAGGAGACTACTCTATGACTATCACAGAACTTCGCAAGAAGCGTGCTTCAGTGTGGGAAAGTGCAAAATCTTTCCTCAATTCGCACAGGCAGGAGAATGGCCTTCTCTCTGCCGAAGATGATGCCACCTACTCCAAGATGGAGAAGGAGATCACGGATCTTGGAGCTGAGATTGCCCGTCTTGAAAGACAGGAGTCCATTGAGGCGGAGCTTTCAAAACCCGTCAACCAGCCGATCACCGGACAGCCCATGAGAACCGGTGACCAGGAGAGTCCGAGACTCAGGGCCTCTAAGGCTTACAGGGAGGACTTCCTGAACATCATTCGCGGCAATAAGCCGATCCACAACGTTCTCTCCACCACTCCGGGCTCTGACGGCGGATACCTTGTTCCCGATGAGTTTGAGCGCCAGATCATCACTGCTCTTGAAGAGGAGAATGTCTTCCGCAAAATCGCAAAGGTCATCAGAACAGAGCATGACCGCAAGATTCCGGTCGCAGGTGAGCATTCCGTAGCACAGTGGACAGATGAGAACGGCGCCTATACAGAGAGCAACCCGACCTTCGGGCAGATTGAGCTGGATGCCTACAAGCTGACAGACCTTATCAGAGTATCTGATGAGCTTCTGCAGGACTCCATGTTCGATATCGAGTCCTATCTCTCCGGCGAGTTTGCCCGTGCCTTCGGAATCAAGGAGGAAGAGGCCTTCTGTGTCGGTAACGGCACAAAGAAACCTACCGGACTGTTCACTGCAAACGGCGGCCAGGTTGGTGTCACTGCAGCAGGAACCACAGCAATCACCGCTGATGAACTGATCAATCTGATCTACTCACTCAAGGCTCCGTATAGGAAGAACGCAAAGTTCCTCCTCAACGATGCTACAGTCTCACACATCCGCAAGCTCAAGGACGGCAACGGAGTCTACCTCTGGCAGCCTTCTCTTGTGGCAGGTCAGCCTGACAAGCTTCTCGGATATGACCTGTACACATCCGCATACGTACCTACCCTTGCAGCTTCCGCATATACGGTCGCATTCGGTGATTTCTCTTATTACTGGATTGCAGACCGCCAGAACAGAATCCTCAAGCGCCTCGTGGAGCTTTATGCAACAAACGGACAGGTCGGATTCGTGGCATCCCAGCGCGTGGACGGCAAGATCATCCTTCCTGAGGGAATCAAGCTGCTTCAGCAGAAGGCTTCCTGATTTGGAGGTGAGATATGAGCTACAACGCAAAGAACTATACCGAGCAGGGTGGCGATGTCACCCACTTCGGCGGGAAGGTAATTTTCGAGGAAGGCTCTCAAGTTGAGGGCCTTCCTTCCCCTACCGTTCCTGATGCAACAACCACTGCAAAAGGACTGGTGAAACAGGCTGCTGCAGTCGCAGATGCAGCTGGAGAGGCTCCGACAGCAACAGAGTACAATGCACTGCTTGCCTCACTGCGAAGTGCCGGTATTCTGGCGCCAGCAGAATGAGGTGACAGATATGATTGTGACGCTTGAGCAGTTTAACGAATACACCGGCAACTACGAGAACGACCAGAAAGTCCTGTCCCTCAAGACAACACTTCTTGAATCTGCTCAAGAGCTTGTCGGTGAATACCTGAGATTCAATCCTGAGACCAAGTGGGAGCAGAATGCCATCCCGAGTCTGATCAAAACAACGATTCTAAGGATAGCAACTCTGATGCTCATGGAAGCCGGAGAGAATATCGGAATCTCAGGAAAAAGTTTTGCTGATAACTCGCGTTCTTTCATAAGCTATACCAACTACTCCAAATACCTGAGTCCTCTTCAGACATTCAGGGAGGTGGCGTTTTGAGCAGACGTTGGATTGGACAGTACCAAGGTGAAAGCCTCATCAATGTCAAAGCGGATGTTGATGAGGCTATGACCATGCTGGAGAATCTGAATGGAAATCGTAAGTCCATGAGACGCAGAATCCTATCTGGTATCGGTACTTCAGTAAAACAAGCAGTTAAAAAGAATTACACCTCTCTCTTAAAGAAGCAAAGCAGAACTCTCTACAAGAGTGTGACTGCAAAGATCTTCAAGTCGGGAGCGGCAGTAAAGATCTCGCCAAGGGCAGAACACGGAAACATTCTTTATGGATACGCTCTGGCCAAAGGCTCGACGATCAAAGCCAGGAACGGAGAGTTTCTGACATTCAAGGTCGGGGATAAATGGGTAAAGAAGCATCAGGTTTCGCTGAAGCCGGTGGACTGGATTGAGGCTCCGGCAAAACGTTATTTGCAGAGCGCCTCATACAGGCAACGGCTTGAGGAGTTGGTTCAGAAGGAAATAGCACGTGCGGAAAAAGCTGCAATGAAGCATAATGGAGGAACGAAATGAGAATGTTTCTTATCTGGCTTATGACATTCACATGGGAGCTGCCTCAGACCCTTCTCGCGCTTCTTTTCATGGTCTTCTTTCGGACAAAACCGATGAACCACAAGAAGAGGTTCCGTCGGATACACTCAAACTGCTATCTGACTTGTTTCTCACTTGGAGAGTTCATCTTCTTCAATTGGAGGGACGTCGGCGCATGGGATTGGGATGAGACGCAAAAACACGAGCTCGGACACAGCGTACAGAGCAGGATTCTTGGACCTCTGTATCTGATTCTCGTCGCCCTCCCCTCCGTGATCTGGAACGCCATGTCCAGGATGAACAACAACATGGGCCGTTGGATGTCATCGCATTATTACGACACACCTTGGGAGCATCTGGCTGATGTTCATGGGAAGGTGACCAGATAACACAAACAAATGAAAAATGAACTCACTATTCTCAACGCCCTGGCGGGTGTGATTCAGCATCAGCTGAATGGATATCTTATGCAAGATCTGTCCCCAATCAATGAACGTAACGTGGCCATTGATTTTCCAGAGACAGACCAGATGCCCATGAAAACCATGCTTTATATCCAGCCGAATTGGGCAAACTATGAGAACTTATCAACTGAATCAGACCTTTCAACCTTCGGAATTGCGCTTTTCATCGTCTGCAAGAAGGATACCCAGGAGAACCTGACAAAGAAGATATATGGATACTTCAATGCCTTGTATGAGCTACTGAGGACAAACATATCTCTTGATGGTGTGGTGGATTTTGCAAGCATCACCGATGCAGATTTTTACCCTGCAGTCGAGGGAAACAAGAACATCCAGGCAATCGAGGTCTCGATATCTGTCACTTACACAAAAGATTTCTAAGGAGGAACAGCATGAATCGCGTAGGATCCGGCTCCGTCTTTCAGGCGGGTCTTCAGAGCGCATGGGGAACGCCTGTCACCCCTGACACTCTTATCAACATGACGGGCGAAACCATCAAAGTCACTGTAAACAAGGGAGATGAAGGAAATCTTCTGGCCAAGAAAACCCGTAATCAGGCTGATGTCATGTCCATAAAGGTCGAAGGCGGATTCTCAACAATCCTCAGACCGGAGTTCGCGGACTGGGTCTTTGAGTCAGCCATGGGGTTAAAGACCGGAAATGTCTATACACTTGCATCCCCTAACACAGAGCTACCTGCCAACACAGTAGTGCTTTCACGCGGCGGTATCGTTAAGACGTATCCAGATGTCACAATCAAGTCAATCAAGATCTCTGCTGCTGCTCAGGACTATGTGAAGGTCGAAGTCGATATCATTGGAGTCAAGGAGCTTGCCGAAGGAGATGAAGGCGCGAAAACCGTTCAGGCTCTTTCCTTTGTTCTCCCCTCTTACCGATGTACCCAGGCAACCCTCAAGTATGCTGTTGGAGGAACCTCAAAAGCCGCAGTCTCACAGACAATCTGCGTCGAAAGCTGTGACATCACAATTGACAACGGCATCGAAGAGGCTCCTGCAACTTACTGCTCCGGTTTGTTCTCTGGAAGACCTGTAATGGGCAGAAGGACCGTATCTGTTGATTTCTCAATCCCGTACTCCGATACGATGGATACATTCAGGAAGACATACTATCTGGATGGCTCAAGTCCGACTGTTGCGCTTCTTCTGAAGTTCACTACCTCAGATCCCGATGAAAATATCGAGATATATCTTCCTAATGTCAGCATCATATCAGCTGACGGGAATGTCGGAGGACCCGGCATCATCGAATCTTCATATAGCGGTGAGGCACTCTCCATTGGCAGTGATGAACCTATTACAGTAACTATCAATCACAAGGAGGTCGGAGAATGAAGTATGTGAGAAACAAGGCATATGAGAACGCAATCCAGAAAGTCAGGGTCAATTTCGGTACTTTAATCGGACTCGAAAAAGATGAGGATGCATATGTAGTTCTCAAGGAACTCCCGACTCTTGAGATGATGCAGCTCAATGAGGCCCATGAAAAAGGCCGCAAAGAACTGCTGGAGTTTTTTGTGGAGGTGCTGCCTCTTATCATCGTTGAGCACAACCTCTACGAGACTGAGACTGAGAAGATGTCCAACGACGAGGTGGCCAAATTCATCTACGAGAAACTCGACCTCACAGGCAAGGTTATCGGAGAGTATGCGTCAGCCAGTTTTTTTACCCGACAGAACGCGGAAGAAGACAGCTGATTTCTCTTTCGCGTGAGGTTTTCAACGGCAGGTACGATCCAGAATTGTACGCAGAATACGGACACTGGCTATCTTACATTACCGATGTTTACCTGCCGATTTGTGACTCGGATACCGGTGATTTCAGGACGCTTCCGTTCTTCGGTGGTGTCCTGGATCAGCCATATATGACGATGCAGATTCTGAAGGTCATTCAGATGGAGTATCGCAAACATCTCAATGAAAAAATGAAACATATCAAATAAAAAAAGAATCTCGAGCGCTTTCGGATAACAACTCCGGGCTGTTCTTAAGATTCCTCATCAACACTTAATTATATTGGGCCATCTTTTTTTCACGACTCAATAATGGAGCATCTCTATGGCAACCGCAAAGGTCATCATAGCAGGCCAGAACAACATCGGGCCTGCGGTTAAGTCTGCGCAAGGCGACATCACAAGTTTATCAAATGCCGCCCAGAAGGCAGGCGATGTATTGAAGAAGGCCTTCACTGTCACAGCCATAATTGCGGCCTTGAAAAAGCTGGGTGACAGCTGTGCCGAATGCTTCAACGATTTCTGGGAAGCTGAGCGCAAGTATAAGCAGCTTCAGATTGCCCTCGGAGATACGTCTTCGTATAACAAAGCCACTGACACCATAAGAAAGCTTTCCAAGCAATCTCTCTCATCGAAAGGAGATGTCGAGTCTATGGTTGCAGAACTTGCAGCCCTCGGCAAAAACGCTGACGAGATCGACCGGATCAGTTCCGCTGCAGTGTATCTGTCCAATGTCACCGGAAAGGACCTCAACTCCTCGATGACGACGCTGCTTAACACCTACAACGGTACCACAACTCAGCTGAAGAGGCTCGGAATCGATGTGTCAAACCTCACAAAAGAAGAACTGGAACAGGGAGCTGCGGTAGATAAAGTCATCGCATCCCTCAAGACTTATTCCGAGCAGCTTGCAGAGATAGATACCCGACAGCATCTGACAAACATCAAGAACTCCTGGGGAGACATCAAGCAGTCCGTAGGAGATCTTATAAACTTCTCATTCGCGCCATTGATAGCAAGGTTTGACAGTGCG